AACTTGACCGCGGAAGACTTCGAACAGGAGTTCGACCTCGAAGACATGTTCGCTGAACATTCGTTCGAATACAATCCGCAGTCCTGCGACCTCTACTTTTTCGGCATCAAGCGCTGACAAAGAAAGAACCCCCGCCGAAGCGGGGGCTCTCTGTGCGTTTCTACTTGATGCGAGCGCAGGGCTTGAGTCCGTCAGTCAGCATTTCAAGCATTCCGCAGTAGGTGTCTTCATTGTCAGGCTGGCCCGAGTCTTGAACTTGCCACCGAATCAACTCAGCCAAGAGTTCTTCTTTGTTCTCAACAATTCCGTGGTCGTAGGCAAATCCACCTGACTTTTCGATGTCGCGGCATCCTTCACGGTGTAGTGACCAGTCATCTGCCTGAATAATCTTGACACTCATTTTGGTTCCTTCCTGGTTGATGTTTACCAGTATACACGAACCGGGCGGGGGCGCAACTATTTTCTAGATTTTTTTTCTAGAGAAGCAATCGCAATCATCATCTGCTCATCGGTAAACTCAAACACAGACTTAGCCCGGTGAGGCATCCCACCGGCAAGCGATGCAGGCCGTCTCCAACGATCCGCCTCCGCCAAACCCTGCACACGCCTCGCCCGTGCCACGTTTGCCCGATACCGTTCAGCGCGTTTCGCTACCGCTTCAGCCCGTTCAATCTGGTCACGGTTCATGTCGGCACCGCATACAAATCACCACACGTGTCACAAAACGGCAACCCCGGCATAGCCTCGAAAATGCCACAGTTCTCACACATCACAACCGTGCCTCCGCAGCCAATAGTTTCGCCATCGTAGACTGAGCCACAATCTCCGACTCAATCACCCGCAACTTAGTCTTAATCCGCGTCACAGAAGCACGCGCCACATCACGAGCCAACCGCACCTCAGACGCGGACAATTTAGCCCGAGCCTGCCGTTCAGCCACCGACCCCTCAGCATCCAGAAACGCCTTAGCCTCAACCGTATCCAACTCAGCCTCAGCATGAGCCAACTCTTCCTCAGCCTCGAAAAGAGCCTCCACGCCCTTCCGGTTCATCGCCGTCAACTCGGACAACTCTTGCAGAATCCTCGTCGTCTCCACCCATCAACTCCAATCGTTGCAAAACGTAAGGCCGCCAAAAATCAGCCGCATAGAAATCCTGCTGTCGGAGGGCAAACAGGTACGCTTCCAATACTTCATTGGTCGCCGCCCTCAGAATCTGCGAGTCCACGCGCCCGTTCCTCCAATTTCGATAACGTGTCCTTATCGGCTCCAGCCTGTTTCGCCTCAGCCCACAACACACGGAGTTGCTTAACATCTCCCATCGTATCCGCCTCAGCCATCCAGTCTCTCGCCGTCCCACGTTGCACCTTCGCCATCTCCGACCTCGAAGGGCCTTTAGATCCGGCAAACGCCCACCGGAGCGCACGCCCCAACGCCGACGTACACGCATTCTCCAACGCTGAAGTTTGGTTAGCCATACCAGCACCATCCACCTCAAACGCCCACTCAGTCGCCTTCGGAATATCCGCAGCCTGATCGCCCGCATCCTTATACACGCGAGCCTCAACCACCCACGTCTTCACTTCACGGTCTGCCGATGTCGTATGGTTCACAATCACACACCGTAAATCCGGATGTTCCTTCAACGCACGGGCGTGCCGTGCCTCCACGGTTTCGTAATCATCCAAATTAAATCCGGGCATCAATCCATCTCCTCAGTACGTCATTCCTGGTTTCCTTATCGGTCATCATTAGTCCGAGCGTGCGAAACAAATGGGCCATAGAAATCCCACCCGCTTCGACACAGACACGCTTCAGCATGTCGTATTCCTCCGGGAATACCTGCAGACTGATTTGTTTGCAACGCCCTGATCCCTTGGGCCGCACCATTACTCCAGTCCCTTCATTGCTTCTTCATATTGCAAACCAGTGAAAAGTGCAGACCGAATAGCCTCACTTCTACTGACCTGCAACCTTTCAGCGCGGTCCTCAATTAACCCGCGCTCAACCTCTGTCACCTTGAAACTCAGAATCTCAGTAGAGAGTTCCTGTTCCCGTCTTTTCGTGGGCACTAGTCCATTCCCTTCGTCCACTTGTTCACCTGTGCCCTAGTCACATCAAACAATTCGCCAATCTCCTGCCGGTCAAAACCCAACATAAACAGTTTCCGGGCACGAATCATGCACTGCCCCTCAACCCGTTCCTGATGCACACGAGCCTCCGTCAGGCGGCGACCCAACGACACCACCTCATCACGCACCAGATTCTTCAACCGGGTCTGCTCCCACTGCTCCTCCAACTCGTCCAACACGTCACGAGTAATCTCATCCACCGCTAATTTCATTCCATTCCTCCATTCACAAAAGACCACAGCCGGTCAGCCGTAGCCACCAAACCCTCAATCATCTCCTCATCACGTTCGACAATCCCACACTTCGGTTCAAACGTGGCAGGCACAAACACACCATCCACTTCCTCCCGAACCAGCCACGCCACCACACACGACTCCGCACCCGTCACATGCAACTGCCATTGAACCTGCCGCCGATACCGCACCGGCAACTTCTCTACCGTGCCCCAGTCTTTACCGGTCGTCTTATATTCACCAAGCACCATGCCGTCATCTGACAGTCCATCCGGAGTAGCCAAATGGGTCGGATTATCACCACGGATCAACCATTCGTTAGGTCGCACCTCATAGACAGCATTCACAAAGTCGGCAATATGTGACTCCCACACGCGACCAAACTCCATATACGGATTGTCCGGTTCACGATGTTCAGTCAAAAAATCCACCGCGGCCTTCTCAAATCCTGCCGGAGTAGAAGCCGTAGCCACCTGCGTAGCCGTCACACCATAACGGCGAGCGTTAAGCCAACCCTCATAGTCCGTATCCTTCGCCGCAACAAACCGGTCTTTGCCAATCATTCGCCGTGGAACTCCCCACGCAAATAGCCAGCCACATCCTCCAACGCCATCTCCGCGCTCGACTCATGTCCCGCAGCCACCGAATATTCAAAGCCGAGTTCATCCCAACCGTGAATCTCCCAATACCAGTACTCTTTACCAGACCGCCGACGGACGGACACTGTTACGTTCCATTCCATGCCACACCTCCTAAACTGAAACCCTATGTTTAACCACGGACATCCACACAGCGAACTGTTGCTCAAAATCGCCACAGTCGGGGAAGTACCGTGCCAACGGTTGCCACAAGTGTTCTTCCCGGAAGACCTCCCAGATCCTGAAGTCCGCCGTAAAGCCACCCTCACCGCTCAAGAACTCTGCAACACCTGCCCCATCCGACAAGCCTGCCTCGACTACGCCATCAGCACTAGGCAAGAATGGGGCATTTGGGGCGGCGTTGTCATTAGAGACCATTCTTCACGTCCTGACGAAGAGCCAACGCCCAACCCGTAAACAGTACGAGCAACGCCAGCAGGTCACCACCGTTAAACGCATAATCGGTGAACCCGAACCATAGTCCAAGTACGGCACCGATAGCCATGATTATCCAAGCCACAGGATCACCACCAATCCGACGGCAATACCCGAGGCCACGCCGAGAAACAATCCGCTGAGAAACCATCCAATGATTTCCCGTTCGCGGCGTTTCCGAGCCTCCACCCGTGCACGGTAAGTGTCGAACTCTTCCTGTTCGGCGACTAGTTCATTCTTGAAAAACCCCATTGTAGGTTCTCCTCTCTTGGTTAGGTGTGCCCCACTATACACACCTTTCCGGGTTTTGTGAATACCCGTGTACACTGTTTCGCATGACATGGCTTATTAACGAACACACAGACACACTCGACACCACGGCACAACGCCGACAATTCGCCCTCGAACGAGTCGAACAACTCACCGGCGAACTCATCCAATTCGTCCGCGAAGAAGCCGCCAACGGTGTCACAGAAGTAGACCTGGCGAAACGTGCCGGAGTGACCCGACGCACCATCCGCAACTGGTTAGGGAAATGAGAAACCCCCCACCCGTTTAGGTGGAGGGTTCCCCTACCAAGAAAGAAGTAGAAATGAACAATCTACTCGCGTGCCATCATACTACTGGCAAGAGTCGCAGTGAAGCAAATCCATCGGATCTACCGGCACGTCAACACCGTCAACCACGTCAATAGGTTCACTCATCTTCGTCGTCCACCTCGATAGCAAGTTTGAACACGTTATCCGGTGTCAGGTTCGTGAGAGCCATCGTGCCCGCACCCACACCCAACACGGACGCAATCACATTCAAAACCAATTGGGCAATATCGTTCGTCAGCCAACCCACCGCAATCAGCAACGGTACGGCAGCCACTGCAACCTGATACAACCAGCGACGACGTTCAGCCGTCCAAAACGAGCGCGTGAAAAGTTCGTTATCCATCAGGGTTTTCCTCCGAGTCAGTCTGTTGCCATTTATCGTCAAACGTGGCAAACGTCGTATATAAACCCAGCGTAGCCGATATCAGACTCACGCCTCCATACACCAGTTCACCCGTATATTTCCCACCGAACAATCCAATCGCCCCGGCAACAATCATCCCCGTACCGAGGACCACACTGAGCAGGACAAGACGGCGACGAATCCGCCAACGAGGACTAGGTTTCACGATCCGAGACTGACAGAGAACACACCCAGCAGGGCACCCAATAATCCGAGTCCGCCCCAAATCCATCCCATACGGGTTTCCAATTTGCGGAGTCGGCCCTCATGGTCGTCCACTTTCTCATCCGTATCCGGCAACGAATCGGCCAACCGTTGCAGGATCTTCCCCTGTCGGAGTAACTCGTTATACAGTTCGCGTGTTGTAATACGCACCCCGTTCGTTTGGTTTTCGTCACTCATCGGCGGCCTCGCATAAACGATGCAACAGCACGGGCATCCTCGGCGCGGAAACGCCCGCTAATCCCATAG